ACTTTGGTATGTGATGGATACCAAACCCATTTGTTTTGTTTAATTCGCCAGGCGTCTAAAATATCTCCATTTAGTATCAACGTATTGCACGTGAAACTCTTTAAGAAGTCATTTAAATCTTCAGCTTGACAGTCTTTCGTTGCCAAATGCCAATCGCTCATGATTACTGTTCGATATTTCTTCATATTTTTCCAAAGATATGTGAACCATGAACTCTAACGGATATTTGATTGTTGTAGTAATCGGTTGATTCTAGCACACACCGATTAAATTGTTCTCTTGCTTCTATATATGAACATTCAGCTTTTGATTTACAGATAAACAATATCTCTCGAGTAAAGTTATCCTCACCTAAATTAGAAACGTCTTTCTGTAATTCAATGCTAGACCCGTAATAGGTTGCCCAATCAGAATCTACTTTACTTCTAATCTTTTTCTTCTTTTTGGTGCCGTTCTTTAGTGTTATTGTTTTTAATGATGTTTTTGAAAACTTTGCTAGCTTCTTACCTATATACTTTCTATTATTTGTCTTATTTACTATAAGATAAACAAAACCAACACAATCATCAGGAAGCTCTACAATTTCTTGACCTTGGTGTGTCCAATTCATTATTCATCATCTTCGATATATTCGTCTGCCTCATAGATATCTCCGCCACACATGGGGCAGTAAGCAACGTCTGATGTATTGAATTCAGAACCGTCTTTGAATATGATTTTACCGTGAGCACCGCAGTTATCACAATCAAAATGTTTTGTCGCCATTTTCTTTTCCTGTTAATTTTAAGTTAAGAGTAAAGTTCTCAACCACCAGTTTTACTATTGTTGCTATCATAATACTTCGTTCATCTTGGTCTTGGGTGTCAAACTTTTCAACAACACTCATAGCCATCAATCTATACGCAGATTCTTCGTCGATGTTGAGGACACCCCAATCAATAGGATCCCCAACCTCGACTTCCTGAGCAAGCATAACGATCTTATCTATATAGTCGTTCACAGTATTAAGCCCAAACATCATCCCATTTACCAGACAAAGCACCTTTTGCGTAGTCTGTAACTCTATTCTCAAAGAAGTTACCATGAACTGGCGCATTAATCATTTCTTCCACCCACGGAAGTGGATTCTTTTTAACTTTGAATATACCTTTTAATCCTAAACTGATTAAACGTCTATCTGCAATGTATCGAATATACTGTTTTACATCTTCTTGAGATAAATCTCTCATAGGACCGTTTATAAAAGATAACTCGATAAACTTATCTTCAAGTTCAACCATTTTTTCAGCAATCGTATATATCTTACCCTTTAAATCATCATTCCAAATTTCATTATTTTCTTTGATATATGTTTTGAACAATTGAATCATACCCTCAGTGTGCATTGTTTCATCAACAATTGACCAAGTAACGATTTGACCCATGCCTTTCATAAGACCATGACGAGGAAAATTAAGCAACATAATAAAAGAGCTAAACAACTGCATACCTTCGGTAAAAGCCGAGAAGACTGCGATGTGCGTTGCCGTACTTTCGAGAGTGCCATTTTTTGACGAAAGTTCTGTGACATAATCGTGTTTATCTCTCATTTCGGCATACTCTAAAAACTGATTGTACATAGTTTCGGGTAAACCAAGGGTTTCAATTAAATGTGAATATGCTGCAATATGTAAAGCTTCACGAGCTGAAAATCCTAACAGCATCATACGAACTTCTGGTTGTGGAAAGTATGGTAAATAGTTATTGACATAACCACCAGCAACATCAATATCACCTTGAGTAAAGAATCTGAAAATATTTGTCAGAAAGTCTTTCTCTGTAGTGTTTAATTTCTTTTTCCAATCTTTCACATCTTCCATCATAGGGACTTCGGAATGAAGCCAATGTGCTTGTTCGTGTTTTAACCAGGCATCATATGCCCAAGGATAATTAAACGGTTTAAAGTAACTACGTTCTTCCATTAAATTTGATTTAGTTTTTACCATTTCTTTTCCTATTATTTATTATTTTATTGGCCAATGTTTATTGTATTTCTCAAAATAAAACATGAGTTCATACTTTTCATCGTCGTAGTATTCCGCAACATAATCACTTCATCAATATTTTCCATCCGTTTTAAACCAACCTTTACCCTTATACTCAACATTAGGTGCAGTGATGAATGTCCTTTCTAGTGCGGGCTCGAAACAACGAGGGCATGTAGTTGGATGTGGATCATTCATAGACTTAGTTAGCTCTATCATCTCACCACACTCACTACATTTGTAATCGTATGAAGGCACTAACTATCCTTCGCAAGCCAAACAAACACCCTCATCACTAGCCATAGATTTCAAATCAATCTCAGCAATGACTTCACGTTCAATACGTTTAGACACTTTGTCTGCTTTAGCTATCTTATCTGAACGGCAATAATACATAGTTTTAAGACTAGTTTTCCAAGCCATAAAGTGAACTGCATGTATATACTTAATATGACTATCTGGTCTAAAGAATACGTTTAATGATTGAGCTTGGTCAATATACTCTTGTCTATCAGCAGCATGTTGAATTACCCAACGTTGGTCAATTTCCATCGCAGTTTTAAATACGTCTTTATTCCAATCAGACATCCAGTCTAAATGTTGAACAGAACCGTCGTTAGCAATAATAGACGACCACACTTCATTATACCAGCCTTCTTTATGCTTACTCGATTCTTCTTTAACCACAGCATCTAAAAACTGATTCTTGTGTAGATGTGAACCGCTCAGCGTGTCTTGTCTATACGCATTAGCTCTAAAAGGCTCAATCGATGGTGAAGTATTTCCCATAATAATAGAACTGGAAGCATTAGGAGCGATAGCCATAAGATGAGAAAAACGATTGCCTGTACCAACAGCGTCTGGTGCTTCGCCACGTGTTTTGCCCAATTCCAAGTTCGCTTCATTTAGTTTACCTCTTACGTGACTAAAAATTCTTTTATTTAAGCCCGTTGCTAGGGCGCTTTCCCACGGTATATTTTTCTTTTGCAATAGTGCATGCCAACCGAGGGCACCAATACCAATAGACCGCTCACGACTAGCAGAATACCTAGCCCTAGCAATAGTATCAGGTGCATTATCAATAAAATGTTGTAACACATTGTCCAACATTTCTGCGATATCCAATAAAAATCTATCATCGTTTTTCCATTCTTCGTAGTATTCTAGATTAAGCGAAGATAAACAACATACCGCGGTTCTCTCTTCGTTAGTCGGTAAAATAATTTCTGAGCATAAGTTTGACTGATGTACTTTAAGACCCCTGTCTTTTAACCACTGAGGCAACTTGCGATTAGATTCGTCTATGAAGTGTAGATACGGTTCGCCAGTCTGCATACGCAATTCAAGTAATTGTTGCCATAATGCTTTAGCTGAAACAGTTTCTCTAATATCTTTTGAGTGTGGGTCTACTAAATTCCAAGAATCGTCGTAGTTAGGGTCTATCATACACTTTTCAATGATATCCATGAAAGCATCAGGAATATTAACACCGTGGTGTAGATTCAACGCTTTCATATTCTGGTCACCAGTAGCTTTACGCATTTCCATAAACTGAATAATATCAGGATGGTCAATACTTAAGTAAGCCGCGTATGAGCCTCTACGAGTCTTACCTTGACGATAAGCTAAAGATGAAGCATCGTATATTTTCAAATGAGGCATAACGCCAGTAGAGATTGCATCCGCAGAACGAATGCCAAAACCAATACCAACACCGCCTCCCATCATGGATAGCCAATTGGTTTCTGATAGGTTATCTACTAGACCTTCAGCAGTATCTTCTATGTAGTTTAAGAAACATGAAATAGGTAGACCGCGCTTAGAGCGGCCAAAAGAAAGTATTGGTGTGGCGTAACTAAGCCAATGCTTGCTAGAATACTCATAAAGACGTTGAGCATGATCACTATTACTACTAAAATGTTTTGAGACATACGCAAACCTTTCTTGAGGGGAATTCTCACTGTCTGTCATGTAACTTTCTTTTAATCTAATCATTCCCAACTCGTCAAATAACGAATCTCGTGAATAGTCTACTTCAATACCGTGAACGGTGTTAGTCATTTAAAACTCCAATTTTATTCTGCTACGAATTCTTTTGTCATAGGGAAGATACTAGCAATTGCCTCAGCACAAGCTCTCGCTACTTCCATATGTTCTTTTTGAGTGCCTTTCTCTGAACGAACTTCTATATAGTGAATGAAAGACCGTATAGTTCCGTTCATATATAATCGACTCACAGTATTTCCTTCTGGTAACACAGCACGTGCCTGCTCTTTAGCAATACCATTATCTATCGCCCACGCATAAGCTTGTTTGGCCGCTAGTATCACTCTTAACTGCTCTTCTTCCCATCTTTCAGCAATATACTCATCGTAGTTAGGTAGCGAATTTTGTCTATTAACAGTGTCTTGCATTCGCGCTTCTCTCAACACAAAATCTAAATCTTTTGTTGGGTCAGCGTATCGTTGACTGAATTCTTGAAACGAAAATGACCTGTGTCGAAGTATTTGTCGAGCTATATCTCGTGTCGTTTCTATTTCTAAACAAGCTGAAGCCATCTCTAATGGACTCCAATGTTTATATTTAACTAGATATCGAATTAACTTTTCTGAAGTTTCAGTATTTAACTGATTGGATGGATTTGATACCCTAGCACAGAATGCGATAAGGTCTTGCACATTATCTAATCCATCATCAAGCATTTCTTTGCTAGGTTGACTATAACTAATTAATTTAACTTTCATGTTTAAACTTTCTTCCAATATACAAATTTCATTTGAGCTTGTAATCCACTAACTACATTACTACTTATAATTCTTTCAATCTCAGCTTTAGATGTTTGGTTCATAATCATCTCATTAATATCTTTACCCCTCATCGTTTCTGGCCAAATAACAACTTTATTACCTTTGTTAATTGCAGTTTGCATTAAATTTACAATTTCTTTATTTCTTGGTTCATTATCGTATATTAACACAACATCATTGGCATTAATGTCTTTTGCTGCCGACATTAGATTTGCATCACACGATGCAATAGCATTATCTAAAAACATACTATCAAACTGGCCCTCAACGATTCTAACTGGCTTAGTAGTATCTAGTCTATCTAAACCATACATTATTTTTCTATCAGTGTCTACAACTTTCATAGTTATATATCTAAGAGATTTATCGTTAGTTTCTAAAGCTCTACCAGTGACAGCAATCAACACATCATACTCATCATAAAATGGTATTACAAGCCTAGCGTCTTCAGCTAAGTTTTTATCGTGTTCTGGAATTAATGCATCGATAAAACTTTTATAGTTTTGCGTGAATAGTAACTTACTCCAGAATTTTTTGGGTATTTTTCGAGCAGTTAGATATTTAACACAGAAATGTTCTTCGGGTAATACACTACACCACTCAGCATGTTCAAACACTTTTTTCATTTCAACTTTTCCAAATTTTGGTGATGGTATATTTATAGAAGTCTCTTTGAAAGATGACTTAGCACCTTCGCCAGAACTATACCTCTCTAAAACATACTCTTTATATATATCAGGGCTAATGTGCTTAATTAGATTACCTAAAGTAAGACCAGCATTACAGTTATGGCAACGATAAAATAAATCGTTACCTTTGCGATAGATATATCCTCGCATTTTAGATTTGTTTTTCTTTGAGTCGCCGCAGATTGGACACCTGCAGTTAAATAGATACGCTTCTTTCTTTACAAACTTTTCAAATCGATGTGAGATTAAGTTTGTATACTTTATATCAATGAATAGAGACATGTTATTTCCATAATATTTCAAATTTTACTAATTATATATAACTACATAGACAAACGCAATTTATTATTGAAATAATGACATAATAAACTTAACAAATATTGATGACAATGCACCTATTACTGCCGCACCACCCATCACCATAAATTTCCACTGCTCGAGAACATCAACCTTTTGTTCGAGCTTTTCCATTCTATCCGCGTCTAGTTGCTTCAATGCGTTTATATCATTTTTTATTGTTTTACTGAACTCTTCAACTTTTTCAGATAACTCGTTGTGTTCACGTTTATTATCTTGGCGTTCTTGTTCGAGCTTTTCAAATAAAACGTCATTGACTTGTTTCTGATTGTCGTTGACGTTTTCATGAACCGCGAGCATTCTTTCCATGCAGGATGAGATTGAAGTTAGCTTATCAATGCTATTTTCAAGTTTGTCTACAACGTCTTTGAGACCAACGAAGTCTCGTTCGAGCATTGCAAGTTTTACTTTAACCTCTTCCGTCATTTTAGTTAGTCTCTTCCGATTGACCAGATTTAATCGATTCTACTTTTTCTTGTCCACGTGTCCATGCACTGATACCTAAAATAGCACCAAACGCGATGTGCACTAAACCACCACCCTGAAGTGTTAATGGTTGCCACATGCCAACTGATTGACCTGGGTTCCAATATTGTAGTAGGTTGTATAAAACAGGACCTAAGATGAAATCAAATATATTGATTGCCATGTATGTCACTGCCATCATTGGGCGCCATTTAGAGGTCATCCAATCTTCTGCTTTTTTTTCTGCTTTAGTTGTCATTGTTTGTTTCCTTTATATTATTATAATTATAACAAAGAATAATAAAAGTCAAACTAACTTGACAACCACATAAAAACACACTATCATAGGCATGTCCTATGTGATATAGTCAATATTAAATAACAAGTCCAACAACCGATGCAATGTTTTCAATGCATTCGTTCAATTTAGTTTTAACTGCTAAATCGTCAGCAGCTTCAGATATTGCTTTACTGTGAACTAAGTCACTTAAAAGTTCTTTATATTCACTCTCAGATATCTTCTTAGCTTTAAAGTCTTTATCTAGACTTAACACATCTTTTGCCCAATTAGCGATTGACGTGTTATTACTACCCGCAAAATCTTCTAATACTTTTGTATAACTCATCTAGGTTTAGCTCCTATAACATTCTGAATAATCGTTGCATTCTTTTCTATATTACCAAATTTTGTAGTGCAATAAGTCAAACTTACAGCTTCAGTGCCGTGGTATCTAACGCTTAATCCTTTTACTATTTCCGATAACTCTTGAGTCATCTTAATAGCTTCTTTATTATTTGGAATACTCTCTGAGTAATTTCGCAACTCAATAGTTTTAAACCAAATATTATCCACAACGGAAACCACTTCTGGTGTTCCACATTTAGCAGCGCCCAGATTAGATTGGGTGCGTATTGTATTTATAAGCATGTATTCATTATTGTCAAATCGAGCCATTTTATATGCGTCAATCAATACACATCCAGGTAACAACATAAGTAAAGCAACTAATAATAATTTTTTCATTTCACTTCCTCAAATATTTTCTTTTGAGTGTTATACCAATCTTGCCACGCTTTATATTTAATATCAAGCTCATAGTATTTGCCATAGTTATCGCTTGCGTTTGTTATTAAATCGCTCAGCTCTGGATTCTCTTTAGTCAGAGGCTTCAATGGTTCTGATGGTTTCGTCAACGATTCTGGCGCCTGAGGAAACTTCATAGTGACAGGCACAACAGTAGAGCATGATGTCAAAATCAACATAGATATAATAATAAGTTTATTCATTTTTCACCGCTTTATTATACATTTCAATTGCTGTTGGTGATACTTCACAGTTTTGATTGATTAACTCTCTCTTAATCTCAATCTCACGCTTAATAACCTCAACATTCTCTTTAACTACTTTTACTTTTTCAACTACTTGTGTTTCTATACGAACGTTCTCTTCCCTAGCTTTAGCTTCAGCAATAGCAACTTTTTTCTCTAATTCTGCTATTCTATCGAGCCAGATTTGTTCGTTGTAGAGCCCACCCTCAAACCAAATAGCAATAACAAGTACTGCTACAGAAGCAATTTGGACTGGTAGTTTATATTGATTAACCAGAGGAATAACCGATATAAAGAAACTTACAACAATACCCAGTATACCAACTAGCACAGCTAGATGAAACACCCAATTAGGTAGGAAGTTTAATAACCACATTATTTTCCGTTTCCATATCTAAGAAATGTCATTGCACCTGTTTGCTCGTCTTCAATGACTATACCTAAACCGTAATTTTTATTTGCGTATTCTCTGATTTCCTCAGAGATACTGCTATCGCCTAGATAGCTTTCGAATCTTTGATATTTACGTTTAAGCATACGAGCCATCACAAAGTTTTTTGATGGCACCTTGAATACTCTATTACCCGCAAACTTTTTAATTCCTGGCTCACCGTCTGGACCAACACCAACACCAGCAATTACACCACCGCCCACATTATTTGTTGGCACTACACCATCTTCTTTAATATCTTTTTTCATTTTATCTTTCTTAAAGCAAATACAACATCCATGTCTAGTGGAATGTCGGATGATATTATGTCCTGCCCTTTGATACCTTTTACTGTATCTGGCATATAACTTAAAAATAAAAGATACGTTTTAAGCGCTGGATAATCTTCTTTAGCCATCTTAAAGAATAACAGTCGCGTCGTTACTTCTACCCCAAACACATTAGATAGCACTACCAAATGGTTTAGTATAAGTCTCTCTCTAACCTCATTATCCTTACGATATCGGTAAAATAACCTTTTCAGATAATTAAACCGTTTCATATCTTCTTTAAATTCACTTAAAATACAATTAGGTCTATCATAGGCTTTAGTTGCGTACAGTAGAACGTTTTCACTCGTCAAATTATCAAATTGCATTTATTATTATTCTTCTTCAACTTCTTCTAAGTCTGAGTCCTGTAATTCTTCCATACGATCAACGTCGGGCGATATCTCAGCATAGAACTCATAATATCCGTCGTCGGTCAGGTAGTAAAGAACGTACAAAAATACGACGTTTTCTTCGTCGTGTGTCATTTCGGTTGATGTTGGTGTTGGGCCATAGGCCTTACCAAATTGAGTCACTTCAATAATAAACTCGTCACCCTCTGAGTCGACTTCATAAGACACAGGAAAATCTAATGCATATGAATGCAATACTTTGCGTATCTTTTGAATGCCCGATTGAGGTGATAGAGTGCGTTCGTTGAACTCAGTCATTAGCTGAACGTTTATTTTAGATATAACTTCAGGATTCATAATGCTTGAAGACTGGCTAGCGTTTGGCTCATGAGCATCAAACGCCTGACCAGCTTCAATATTATAAAATTCAGTTAAGAATTTTTTAAAACTCATTATGGAGCCAATAGAGAGTCGTCTGCACCGTCACCAGAGATTGAACCCATAGCAACTAAGCACTCATATTGAACACGACCAGCACGACCACCAGAACCTTCTTTACGTAAGTTCCAACCAGCAGTTACGCCTTTAGTTGAGCCTTCTTGACCAGTTAACTGAACATCAACTACAGCACCAGTACCGCCAGCACCACCTACAGTAACGTCAACGTCGCTACCATATTGTTGGCCGACTGTTGTAACTCTAGTGCTACCGACACCAATTGAAAGATTTGCTCTGAAGCCAACACCAGCAACTGATGTATTTGATGTGAATGGGTTATCTGTCAAAGTTGGTAGTACAGTGTAATCACCTGCTACTTGAGTAGATACCGCTGTAACATTACCGTTTGCATCTACAGCAGTAATTTTTAAGTTACCAGCAGTACCAGTACCACCTGTAACGTTTAAAAATTGATTAGCAGCGTAGCCAGTACCAGCAGCAGTGATCGTTGCTGTTACGATTGTACCGTTAGCAATGGCAACGGCTTGAACTGTATTAGCACCAGTGATAGCTATTGTAGGTCTAGCTGTAAAGCCTGAACCAGCAGTGGTAATCAAAAGAGATTCTACGTTACCTGTACCTTGTTTTTCGTTTGCTGAAACACCGAATACGCCTAACTCAATACCAGCTTTAAAATCACCGACTGTTGTGTTACCGTATAAAGCATCCCCGTTTGCTGCTACACCAAGACCACCAGCTACTGCGTATTTTGGTGCACTTGTATTAGCATCCGTATTTGACCATAAAGACATACTTTTCTCCTAAACTTGTTTGATATTCTATTTATTGTTTCTGCATCGTGTCTGTCAATACTGGGTCAGCTTCGTATTTCTCTACTTTACCAGATACATTCTTATCATTCTTCTCATCTTTTTTCTTATTCTTTGCTTTCATATAAGCTTCTCTAACAATATCTGCTTGGCGCGATTCTTTCATCCATTTTTTATGATTTTTAATTTGCCATTTTTGCATTTTTGGTGTGCCATCATCGTTCTCGTCTGTTGCAATATGTGCAACTGTACCTTTAACGTGACCATATCTCACACCATCACCAACATCAATTTCGTGGGGAAGATTATGTTTTTTTGCATAAGTATCGTTTGTTTTCTTATATGTAAAATGTTTACTATAATCTTTTTCTTGAAAACTACCTTCGTGGGTTTTATTACTTGCATTCGCACCAATCGCTTCGAACATGCTTTTTTTGTCCGTAGATTCTTTATTTAAACTAACACCAACGTTTTTAAAATTGCCCATTCTAGCTTTTTTCTTTTCTATATCTTTTAACCAAAACTCTCTACTCTGTTTGCCTTTGCCAGTAGCTTCTTTTTCAGCGTATTCAGCTTTCATTCCTTGGATATGATTTAATATAGCTGACGCCACTGGGTCGCGCTTGTGTTTTTCTTTGACTGCATCGTATGCTTTAGCATGAGATTCTGCTTCGCGTCTAGCGGGCTCAGCACCCCAACCCTCATCTAACTCGACCGATTCTGTAGCAAGTTTAGCGGCTGTTTTATGTACGTTAGTAGAATATTCTTTGCCAAACTTATCTCTAAGCTGTTTCAAAAATTTCATATACTCGTGAGAACCACCCTTGACATTCTTAGAATTACCTATAATTTGTCTAGCTGTGATAATATGGTCAATGGCTTCTTCAATTTGCTCTGAAGTAATATCGACACCTTCTCTAACAGGTTCATCAGAGTTAGTATAGGATTTATTTAATTCTTTATATTTGCCAAAACTCGCGTGGTGATTATCATAGTATTTTGAATGTATACCGTAACGTGCAGTTTGTGCATTAGCTAGGTGTCTCTTAGCTTGAGTGTGATTACCAGCTTTTGATGATGCTTCAGCTTTATTAACTAAACTCTTAAATAAAGCACCAGATTCCACTTTTGAAGCTTCATCGAGTGTGTCTTCATTAACACGTTTAGTACCAAACTTATCTTGAACTAAACCACCTGGAGTATTGTAACCGGGATGTTTATCATTAAGTTTATTCATAGCATTAATTGCTTTTCTATATGTATCATGCGTACTATGAACTTTACCAGTTTTAGTATCATATACATGAGCAGATTCTTGTAATGATTCATCTAATTTGGCTTCAGCTAAAGTAGCTACACCATTCTTATAAAGTTTGTGTCCATCTTCTTTTGCATTTAGTGATTTATGTGTTTTATAAGCCATATCTTTATCTCTACCAGCATGCTTTATATTACCATATTTATCTTTAATTGTGTAAGTGGCTTTATCTTCGTTCAGCTCAAATTCTTCTTTCTTGACTGCGTAGATAGAATTTGGATTATTTTTAATGTATTCGTCTCTCGACTTTTTCATTCTTTCGATATGTTTTCTATATTGTTCATCGTCGACAGAATATCCTGTTTTAGAAGCTTCAATATTTTTAAGATTGGTCTGAGTGCGTTTAACAGACTCACTCTCGGTCATAGAGCGCTTCTTGGCGTGTTTAACTTGCTGATCAAACTCGATACTACTTACAGCACCGTGCTCCTCATCGTCCGTAGAACCACCAACATGACTTTTGTTATGTTTTGGGTCAATTTTAGAATATCTAATAGAACCAAAAACGTCTGAGAACTTTTTAGCCATTGTTTCTACCCTTTAGATATGAACGAACACCCTCTTTAAGAGAAGTTAATTTGGAACTGAATGACTCTTGCTTAACAGCTTGAACGGATGCTTTAGCAATATCAGGTTGTTTCTTAGTACCTGCCGCTTTAGCTTTGTTGTCTTCTAACTCTGCTTTGAAACCGTCGTTAGTGACTTCTTCTTTGGTTAATCTATTAATAGCATTCATAACACCCATGGTTCTTTTTGAAGATTTTTTTACTCCTGCAACTTTTTCATCATTTGATTGAGTGTCTTTATTATTTGTTTCTTTACTATTAAAATTCTTATTATCATAATGCTGTGACAGTGCAACTTTCTTAACATAAGAACCTAAAGTCTTTTTAGATAACTCATCAATTTGCTCAACTTCTTCTTTAATACCCACAGAACGTTTGGCTGTACCATGAGCATCCGCTTTATCTTCGTAGTGATATGATACAGGACCTTCGCCTTGGTGTTTACCAGCTTTATAGTGATGAACTTGATATTCTTGATATTCTGGGTTATAACGAACTTCTGCTGTATGAGCATGGTCACCATATGAAGCAATTTTACGAGTACCTGCTGTAGGGCTGGCTTCACGTTCGTTCAAAGTTTCGGTGTCTTCTTTCACATATTGCATCAACTTATCTCTAACATCCGTATCCTGTTGGTGTGCATATTTTTTATAAGCATCACCTTTTAGTGTTGTGGCGTGTTTGAAAATTTTATGGTCAGGATGATTGGTTTTAATCAACTCTTGAGTGTATTTGTGTAAAGTTTCTTCGTCAATCTGATCGAACTCTTCTTTAACTGGATGATAACCTTGAGCTTTATATTTGTCTGCCGACTTAGCAGTAACTACAATCTCTTTACCTGAAGTTGCGTGTTTAACTTTAACTGTCTTTTCCGTAGAAGGAACCGCACCTTCTTTCATTGCTTGTTTAGTTGCGGTGGCATACATTACATCTTTTGCTCTGTCACCATAACGTGCTTTGAAGCCTTGAAGATTCTTTTTCATACCCTTAACAATTTTCTCACGTTGTTCCATATCTTCATCAGACATTTTCTCTTCGTTCAAACCGCCCACTACTTTATGGTCTTTATAACCAGCTTTTTGTATATGTTTCTTAGTTGATGTTACATCTGAACTATGGACTTTAACAACTTTGCCTGTTACTTTAGAATTGATATCTCTATCAGCAAGGTGTTGTTCAATGTGTGCTTTAGATTCGTTCAAATCTTCTGTATCTTCATTAATGTTACCACCGTAAGTATAATATACATGGGGACTAGAAGATTTAGCGTTTAGTTTGCCTGCGTGTTCACTTGCTGCTTCTTTTGATGGGTGTAAATGATATTCACCATCTTTTTTTACTATACTAGAAACACCACGAGCACGATTATGTGCCATCACATAATGTTGGTTTGTAGATTCGACAGCTTCTTTGTTTAAATGTTTTTCTTTATTGATTTTATCTATAGCTGTTTGGACATTCTCTTCTACTTCTTCTTTAGTCAATTTATCTACTGCTTTATTAATGTTTTTAACACGTGACGACATTTTTGATAAAGTATTTAAATGTTTTGCATCAAGTGTATTCTTGTTAGATAAACCTCTTGCACCAACATCTAATGACGCTTTCTTTACATATGAACCAAGAGTCTTTTTATCTAACTCATCTAACTCTTCTACTTCTTCCTTAGCTAATTTGCTAACGGCAGTTTTAATACCATCTAATCTTTTAAATGTTTTATCAATATGTTCACCTGATTTATTATCATTAGATGAAGTGTCTCTTGCTTTATATGCATGTCCAGCGGCTTTTAATGATGCCTTTGTAATATATCGACCTAACAACCCTTTAGATACTTCATCTAACTCTTCAACTTCTTCTTTTTTTAGATATTTTTCTTTTGCTTTTTCGTGTGCAATTTTTTCTAAGGCAGGGTTTGATGCTTTACCTGTACGCTCTGCTCTAACTTTAGACGCAAATGATTCTAAACCTGGATTAGACATACTTTCTTTAACAGGATGGTAACCTCCTTTTACATATTCAGGAACAGATTTAGCAGTAACAACTAATTCTTTACCAGAAGTTTTATGTTTAACTGTAACAGTTTTTTCAGTAGAAGGAACTGCACCTTCTTCGATTTCGGTTTCTTTTTCTGGTTTTTGATTTTTACCACCGTATCTAATACCAGGCACTTCTTTTTTAGGGGCAACAGGTTTTTCTGTTTTAGCATATCCGTCAGCTTCTTTGGCTCTACGAGCATCAAGAATATCGTCTAGTTTACTTTCTTGTACACTTTCAGTGGCAGTATGAACTACATCTTTACCATCTTTTTGAGCAAGTGTAACCGATACTAAGTGTTGTTTAGATTTAGGTGTTTTAAAGTGACTAACTGCTTTTTGTTTAGCCTCGTATGATGAATTCGCATATACTTCATGACGTTTACCATCATGACCGAATGCAACATATCCTAACGAACCCTCTTCCATACACTTCTTAGCAGCCTCTGCGATAGCTAATGTAAGTTTATCTGTAAACATTTCTTTTTCCTTATTATTGTTACTTTGTTATTCTATTTATGTTAATTATACAATACAAATTATATTTCTGAACTAGTCTCGTAAGCACCACTAATATCAAAATGACTTGTGTTTGATGTTGCTCCCACTGGTGTGCTATATTTCCAAGCTAAGTCCGTTGTACTACCTGAATAGTATAGAAGCATTGTTGTGTTTGATTCAGCGATATCGGTAATACCAGCAATATGGTATTTTGAATCGCCTGTATTTTGGTGTAGTGTGCCACCACGTATAGTCATTGTGCTGATTGCTGGAAACGGTAAATTAATTTTGTACTGATTGTTTGCTGAATCAAAATTAGTTGTATTTGCAAAGTTTACGTTTACTCTAAAATGAACTATCAATCCTTGCTTAACAAAACTTCCTGTAGATACAGTTCCTGTAAGAACAGTGTTGTT